CGGCGGTGGTGGTGTGGGTGCGCCGCCCATGGGGGATGGGGGTGATGCAGGCGGCGCTCCAGGCATCGGAGAGGAACCGCCAAGACCTGGAATCTGCGGCTGGCCAGCCATCGCGCCGAGGCCTGGAGGGGCCCCGCCGCCATGCGGCAAATTCTGGAGAAGGTTGCGCGCCTCGGTCGGCTGGAGCTCGTCGATCTGGCCGCGCTTCTGTCCGACGATGCGGTGCAGCGCCTTGATCGCGGCGAGGGCCGCCTGGCCGTCAGGGCTCTCGGAGCCGAAATCCGGCAGCGACAACTCGAGCAGGTCGAGCGCCTGGGCGGCCTTGACCCTGGCATTCGCGGCCCCGCCCTCTTGCGGCTCGGGCGTGCTCATCGGCGCGGTCATCGGCGGCGTGGACGAGGCCAGCCCACCCGGAGGACTGCCCATCGGGCCATTGCCGCCTGGGCCGCTCTGGCGCAGCTGGTTCATCACCGCGGCATTGGAGACGTCGGGCATTCGCGCCACTTCCGGCTGTAAAACGGTGTCGAGTTACCGCGTTACACCCAGGAATGGATGGAATGAACGTCCCACGTACCAGATTTGGGAAATAATTGCGGAGGGGCTTTATTTTACGTCCTGCCCCTCGTGGGACGATGGGTAGAGAGGAGTAACCCGCTAGGGGTTAACAACTACTAGCGGCGTTTCTTACGGCCGCGGCGTTCACGCTTCATCATTGCCTGCTCCTTTCCGGTCTAGAGGAGTCCCCTAAGCGCGGCCGGGCTTCTTGGCTTTCGCCGATTTGCCCATGCTGCGAATTCCGGTGGTACGAAAAGCGAGGTTGGCGGGCGCTTTGCCCTTGGCCATTTGCTTTGCGCTGACCCGGGGCTGGTCGGAGCGCTTGCTGATCGACTTGGCCATCATTTCACCTCTTGGAGATCGGGTTTGCCCTTCTTGGGCGGCGGTTGCTGCGGCATGGCGGCCTTGGCGGCCTCGCGCTTCTTCAATTTGGCCTTCAGCAGCTGCTTGCCGGGGATGTCGAGCAGTTCCAGCAGGTCCTCGTTGTCGATCGCGTCGACCTTGCGAAGATTGAACGCCATCTGGCGCAAATCTTCCATGAAAACCGGCGAATTGCTGTGCGCGTCGACTTTTACCGTGAAATCCTTGGTGAATTGCTCGGCAATGAAGGAGAGACCGGCCTCGTCCCTGAATTTGGCGTCGTCGTAGCGCTGCATCAGCTTCAAGTAGAGCGTGGCCATCTTCTCGAGGGCGTCTTCGATGATCAGGGCCCGCTTTTTGATCCGCGAGGAGCCCAGACGGGCCAGTTGCGAGGCCTGATTGGCCGATCGGACCCCGGATTCGCCCCGGCCGGCGAGGATCGAGTTGATGCCGCTGGCTTCCTCGAACATGCGGTCGATCTGCTCGATCTCGCGGAACACATCCTCGGGGATGTTCGGAGCCAGACGCTCGACCTTGGCGGTAGGCATGTCGGTGGCGAGCAGCCCGCCGGCCCGGTTGAGGGTGAAATTCTTCTCATCCAACAACCCGGTGAAGCCCATCAGGGCGGTCGGCGGGTTCACCTGCTTGGAGAGGAGATCCATGATCTCGAGGACGCGCTTGTTGCGGGCGTCCTGCAGCAGCACCAGCTTATGAACCTCACTCGCCCCCCAGTAATAATCGTAGAGCGGGTCGGGGCAGAGCTGGATGAACGGCAACTCGCCCTTCAGGAACAGCTTCTCGCCCTCGCGATCGTAGATGACGACCTCGGGCTCGGCCTGGGTGACGACCTGATAGTCCATGGTCTCGTCGTTCCAGACCCACAATTCCCTCATCTCGACCACCGCCTCGGCGACGGTCGCTCGGTAGCGGCTGTAGCCCTCGAGGTTCATGTTCACGTTGCCGTAAATCGCCGGGTTGACCTGGCTCATGATGATGCGGTCGACCCCGGTCGGGATCGCCTGCTCGGTCTTCTCGGAGGCGGTGATCTCGTCGATGATGCGCTGGCGGTGCGGGTGGCTGTAGAGCCGGTCGTAGAGGTCGGATTTGGTCATGTAGTAGGTATGGACGAAGGCTTCCTGACGATCGGTGACCGGCATGTCCTCGCGCAGCACGCCGACCGAGCCGGGATCGACCATGTAGGGCAGGATCTGCTTGTTGCGGTTGACCAGCTTCACGAAGGTCGAGTTGAAGGCCAAGCTCCAGGTGAGGGCGGTGCCGAAGACGATGTCGGCATTGCTGTCGAGCCAGCGGTCGTTGATGCCGTGGGTCAGGGCCGGGATCTTCTGCGCCTCGCCCTCGGGCGCGGTCGCCCCGAGATTGATCGAGAAGCGGGTCGTCTCCGACGAATAGAGGAAGCTGGCGACCTGCTCGAGGTGGGGGTTGATCTTGTTGAAGAGCGCGGGCGGCTCGTTCGGGGAGCAGCCGAAGAGGTAGTAGCTCCGCATGATGGCGTAGTCGTTGCGGCGCTCCTCGCGCGAGACGAGGCATTTCTGGACGAGGTCGTTGTAGAAGTCTTCGCGGTCCTTGAGGTCCTTGGGGATCTTCATTTATCGACTTTGAGGTTTTCATGATCGCGTCGGACGATCACCCCGCGGTCAAGCGGGCCGGTCAAGGTCCCCATCTGGTTCCGTTGTAAACCAACCGGCTCGTCGTGGATAGGGCGAGGCGGGCCGCCCTTGACGATCTGGTCGAGCCCGACCTTGCCCATCTGGCCCCAGAGGACGCCCTTGCCCTTCTGCTCCCCGCCCTTCTGGGCCTCGCCCTCGCGGGTGCTCTTCACGTCTGTCATCTTGTAGTCGGCGGCGAGCTGCGCGACCGTGGCGTCGGTGCGTTTGGTCGAGCGATGGATGATGGCTGGGGAGGCGATCATCTCCTGCAGATCGGCCTTGCACCGCTTGATGCGGCAGCGCGGCTCGTCGTCGAAGCATTCGCTGACGCCGTGCTTGGGGCAGAGATAGACGCGGAGGATGGCCATGCTTCCTCTCAGACGAAGTTGTCTGCGCCAGCTTCAGCTAATTGATTGATAAAGCGATTTTTGAAATCTGAGGCGCACTGGTGCTTGCAGACGTGCTGCGGGTTGAGGCCCTCGAACACGGTCTTGGCCTCGTCGCTGAACCACAGATCCTTGAAGCTCTGGTGCTTGATCGAGCCGATCGCGCCGTGCTTTGCATAGGCGGTGTTGTGGCAGGCATAGACCACCTGGTCGGCCCCGATCACCGGCACGACCTGCATGTAGTGGCAATGCGTGTAAGCGCGCATCGGCGAGTGCGACTCCGACTCGACGTCGTAGGTCGAGTTGATCGAGAAGCGCTCGTCGATCAAGGCGCGGGCGCGCTCCATCTGGCGCTGCACTTCCTTCAGGATCGGCGCGTGGTAGCTGGCGATCTGCGGCACCCACATCGGCGAGAAGCGCACGTTCTCGACGCCCAGATCCTTGAGCGTGCCGGCGAACTCGGCGATGCGGTGGTAGTTGTTCTGGTGGACGATGAAGTTGACCCCGAGGTCGCAGCCCTCGTCCTTCATGGCGGCAAACTTCTTGAGGTTCATCAGCACCATGGCGAAGTTCTTCTCGGGCACGGCGCGCGAGGCGGCCATCTCCGCGGCGCTGGTGTAGTCGATCGACACCCGCACCCATTTGGCATGGGCGAGGACCTCGGCGCGGCGCTTCACCAGCATCTGCCCGTTGGTGATGATCGATAGATCAATACCGTGCTCGAGGGTCTTCTCCATGAAGGCGACGATGTGGGTGTGCATCAGCGGCTCGCCGCCGCCGCTATAGGTGACGGCCTTCACCCCCATGTCATGGAAGTCATCGAGGATCTCGTGCATCTTCTCGGCGGGCATCACGTCCTGCTCGTGCATCTCCTTGTGCATCCCGCTCTGGATGTGGTTGGCGCGGTCGCCTTTGCGGAAGCCGGTGGAGTAGGCGCAGAAGAAGCAGGCGTGATCGCAGAGGTTGATCGGCTTCACCCGCACATAGATCGGCGCGGTGATGCGGCCCGCGAGCAGCGCCTGCAGCTTCTCGGGGAAATGCGCGATCTTCATATCGCTGTAGCGGTTGTGCTTCATAACAGATCCTTGTGCTCCACGATGAGCGTGGAGATCCCTTTCTTCTGCTGCTGCGCCGCCCGCCAGTAGGTCTGCCGGATGTCGGTGCGCGGGACCATCAGGTTGCAGATCGACAGCACCTTGGTCATGTGGCGGAACGCTTCCATCAGGTTCTGCGTGTGCGGCGAGCCGGTATAGAGCGGCTTCATCGTGTTGCCGACCACCGCCCGGATGATCACCGCCGGCATGAACTCGCCGCGCGAGATCGTCGCGATCTTGTCGAGGTGGTTGACGATGGCATCGCACGCATTGGCCATGAAGTCCATGCGTTCGAAGAACACCAGCGGCTGGTAGCCCTTCAGCGACATGCCGATCGCCATGCCCAGCATCAGGTTCTCGGCGATGATGGTGTCGACGATCTTCTCCTCGGCGACCCCGGCCAAGGTGCCGTAGGCGCGGCCCCGCTTCAGCCCGTAGCCGACGAAGCGCCGCATCGGGTCTTCGGCGAGGCTGAGGTTGGCCGCCGTGATGTCCTCGCGGTAGGTCATATCAGTCCCCGGTCCTCCAGCGACTCGAGCGCCTCGGCGATCGAGGAGACGTGCTCGACGTTCGGGAAGTAGATGCGCTCGGGCTCGAGGAGCAGCAGCCGGAGCTCGACGCTGTGGCGGTTCCACACGTTGAAGGTCGGCCACACCGGCCCGGTGGCGTTGCCGAGGATGAACCGGCAGCGCAGCGAGATCGCGCCGATCGCCGTCACCGGCAGCGGCATGGTGCAGGGCACGTCGTATCCGCTGCCCGCGGTCGTGACGATGCGATAGCGGCAATCGATCAGCTTGCCGATCAGCGGGTCGAAATCCTGCACCGAGATCTGCCCGCTCTGCGGCGGCGAATTGATGACGAGGAAGTCGAAGCTGTGCGGCACCGCGCGGTTGATCGCCGGGCAATCCATCAAGAGATCGTTGGGCGACTTGATCGGATTATTGACGCCAATATCTTTGGATAGCTTGTCGAAGAACTCGAGATGAAAGCCGATCCAGTCGTTGCGTTTGGGGTGGCCGTAGAAGCCGCCGTTGCGGTTCTTCCATGAGTCGATCGAGCCGGGCGGGGCCTTGCCCGCATCGAAAAGCTCAATGTTATCAACGTCCTCCACCATCAACTCGAGTTGCTTCAGATAGGGCTTGTGCGCCCCGTGGCGGAAGTGGGTGTCGGGGTTCTGCTGCGCGACCCGGCGCAGGTACGAGAGGTGGATTAAATTATCACCTAAATGGTAGTTGTTATGCGTCACGATGGAGTACATCAGCGCGGCTTGAACACGATCTTGTTGGGCGTGCCGGTGCCCGCGTGCGGATAGGTCGGCGTGTAGTTGTAGCGGATGACGCAAGCGGGCCAGTGCAGGCGCAAGCCGCCCGAGCGCTCGACCACGGTGGTCTCGGAGGCGCGGTCGTTGTCCTCGATGATGAAGGTGCAGGGCAGGTTGAAGCCTTGCACCATGGTCACGGCCTCGGCGAAGTGGCCCTCCTCCTCCGCGCCGTCGCCGACGAAGCACCACACCTCCTCGTCGGAGCCCTCGTCCTTGATCGCCTGGGCCACGCCCGCGGCGATGGCGCACGTGCCGGCGAGGATCGCCGAGGTGAAGAAGCGATGCTCGCGGTCGAAGATGAACATGCTGTCGCCCTTCTGGATGCTCACCTTGAGCTTCCAGGGGTCGATGCCGGCGAGCAGCGCGTGGTAGTGGCTGCGATGGGTCGAGAACACCCAGTCGCCGTCCTGAATGTTGCGCTTGAAGAAGTCGATCAGCCAGTCCTCGTTGCCGCCCGAGAGGTGCAGGAGGTAGGGCAACTCGCCCGCTTCCCACAGCGCGCCGATGTCGGCCTCGAACTGGATCAGGGCTTCCTTGGTGTATTCGATCATCGCGGCTCCACGCCGACGCGGATCAGCGTGTCCTCGTGCATGCCGTCGGCGCTCCACTGTTTGATGTCGGCGTTCCAGAATACTCTCTTGCAGTCGGGGCAGCGCAGCACTTCCGTTCTGACGGTCATTTTCTCGCCGATCACGAAAGTCATGCGGCAGCGGAAGCAGGTCACCTGGTCGTCGTCGCTCAACGCTGCGCGCCCTCGTCGGCATAGATACCGATCGCCTTCAGCCATTTGCTGACGCTCTTGTTGGTGCCGATCTCCATGGCGGTCTTGCCGATCTCGACCCGCGATTCGGCCCGCGTCTTCTTGGCGTAGATCAGGCTCGACTGCACCTGCTCGGAGAAGGCGGCGCAAGCGAGCGCTGCGGCGATCACCCGGTCGTCCTTGCCGCGGCCGGGCGCGCCCAGCCGCCCGTCATGGCGCATCACCGTCTTCATCTCCTCGAGCAGCTCCATGGAGAGCACGCGCATCATCCCGCGCTCGAAGTAGTCCTTGAAGTAGGCCAGCATCCGTTCCTTGCTGCCCTCGGTGGTGAGCCAGCCCAAGGACATGGTCGGGCCCGACATCGAATCCTGCTTGCGCCAGATGTAGTGCGACATGCCGGCGAGGACGTTGCACAGCTCGTGGCCCTGCGCGCCTTCCAGCATCGAGGCCTTCTGCTTGATGCGCTTCAACTCGGTGATGGTCGGCTGGCCCGGCCCGTTGACCTCGAGGTTGAGGACCGAGTTGCCGTAGGCCCCGGCGAGATGCGCGATCACCCAGGCGAACTGGTGCGGCAGGCACTCCGACGTATTGAACTCGGCGACCTGGTCGAGGCCGTCGGCGTAGCAGCGGAACACCGAGATGCAGAAGCGGTCGGCCCAGTCGGAGGAGCCGTAGGCGGGATCGGCCCCGATCACGTAGTAGGCGTCCTTGACCGGCTCCTCCCAGACCTTGAGGGTCGCGAGCCGCTCGGTGGTCTTGGCCACCGTCAACTGGTGGAACTCCGTGGTGAACTCGTAGCGGTAGCAATCGGGCCGGGACTTGACCGCGGCCTTGGCCTCCTCGGTGCAGCGCGCCGTCGAGAAGAACGAGGTGCCGGTCATGATGAAGGCGTAGTCCTCGGTCGGCGGGAACTCCTGATACATCAGCGCTTCGTCGCGGAGCCCCTCGACGGTCTTCCAGCGCCACCACGCGATCTGGTTGGGCGTGATGTCGTAGCCGTAGAGGGCTTTGATGTCCTTGATCCAGTCGCGCTCCTCGGCGGTGAAGCGGCCGTCCCAGTAGGTCTGGTAGATCGGGCTGTCGACCGGAGCCGCGTAAAACTCGTTGCGCCACCACCCGCAGAAGATCGCCCTCTGGGTATGAGCACGCTTGGCGGTGGACCACATGTCGTAGAAGATATTGAAGCTGCGCGCCGTCGACTCGAAGACGTAAAGGCGAGCAGGGTTCTGTTCAGCCAGAGAAGCCAGCAGCGAAGCCAGACCTTCCTCGTCGCCCCAGGAGGAAGTCTCGGTGCCGTGGAGATAGGTGATGCCTTTGCCACGGCCCAATGATCCTTTCGATCTGAGCCCGGCCACCTGATAGAAGAGGCGCGAGCGCGAGGCGAGCTCGAGGAGGTTGCGGTTATGCGCCAGCACCGGGATCTTGTAGGCGTTGGGCAGGCCGGCGATGTACATGCCCAGCGTCGACTTGAACATGTCCCTGTTCTCCTCGGTGTCGGTCACCAAGGTCGATTGCAGGCCGGGATGGGTGAAGTTCCAGTAGAGGTCGAGCGCCAGGGTGACGGTGGTGATGCCAAGCTGGCGGGCCTTCAACACCACGAAGAAGTGGACGTCGTCCTCGATGCCCTTGCCGATCTCGCTCATCACATATTGCTGCGAGCCCATGAGGGGCCACAGCGAGCGCAGCCCTTGCTCCTTGGTCTCGATCTGCAATGCGCGGCAGAAGCGGTAGAAGCGCTCGAGGCTGAACCCGGTCACTTACGTCCCATGAGCTGCGCCATGGTCGGCGGCTTGATGAAGTCGCTTTTGAGCGTCGGCGGCTTGATGGCGGGGTGACGCTTCTCCACGGTGTAGGTCACCATGTGGATCAGCCGCTCGAGCGTGCGCTCCTCGTGCT